GGGCATTATCGAACATATCCCCCGCGTCCAATAGGTAGGTAGTTCCCTTTTTCAAGTATTGCTCTTTCAAATAGAACAGCCAATCTATCTTCCGCTGGACCGTTTCCCCCCAGTTATCCGTTCGGGCGACGGGGGCGCGGTCGGTAAGGTGAATGTCCCCAGTCAGTATTATTTTCATTCGGGAACCTCTTGCCCACACAAAGGACATACGTCCGGGAATTCCGCTTCGAAGTTGGTCTTGGACCCCTCCCAGGCTGCGTTGGCTTCCCGGTATTCCTGTTGGGCTAACTCCAGTTTTTCCAAGGCCGTTCGGAGTTGGTTATACTCCTTTACCAATCTTTCGTGGGTTTCCCCTTCCTTGATTATTTCCCGTGCCTGTTCCTCCAAGCCATCTCGCTTCTGGACTTCTTGTAAGTCCGCTTCGGCCTGGGTATAAATTCGTAATTGTCGGGTCAGGGTAGTCTGTTCTTGATATAGTCTATCCCGTTCCGCCTCTACCTTTTCCAACGTCGTTATTTCCGCGTCCAACAATACTAAATCGGGTAAGCAGTCTTTCTCTTCCTGATATTTGTTTATCTCGTTTTCCGCCGTCTCCAATCCCCGGTTGGCCTGACGAAGTTTTTGGGATAACCAGGCCTGGGAGGAGTCAATTAGGGAAAGGTCGGCAATTTGATTTAGCTTGGCGGATACTCGTTGCGGGGTCCATTCGGCGGCTAAGAGATAAGGGGCATCCATTTGAAGTTGGAAATTGTCTTCTGTTAGGTCTATTAAATTCTGGATTCCTTCCGGGACTGTTGTTCCAAAACTACGTAAGGGGTCTTCCCGGTTTATCCGGTAGTAATTGTCTTTGTCGGTTCGGACCCGAGAAATGGAGACGGGGGAAAGGTAGGCACTATCCAGCAGTAATTCCGCCAGGGTATTCCCCCCGGTATTGGCTCTAAACTCTTCCCCGGACGGGCGATTGAATACTACCCAGTATATCGCACGTATGATCGCAGATTTTCCATGATCCGAAGGGCCTTGAATAATGTTCACGCCGGTAGATAATGAAAGGGCGGTGCTTTCGTGGTTTTGAAAATTTCTTATTTTTATACCGTTAATCATATTTTACCCTCGAAGGTTTTTGGACGGGGGGCCGTCCGTGTTACGTTTCCCCCCGTCCGTACGTCCTGCAGAAACCGCGTTGTTCGCATTACTTCATACTACATCCCTCCTTTCATCGGCCAGTCCTTACCCGCTTGGTAAGGGTTTGATTACACGGGAGTTGTTTAACCTCTTCTTCCATGTCCTCGACTTCCTCTTGGATTAAGTTACCGACCAGGAATGCTTTGGTTATCCCGGCTAACCCGTAGTGATACCCCTTGTAAATACGGAAAAACTCTTCCGCGTCCATGAAGACCACGGGCTTTTGGAAATCGGGAACCTTGATGAAAAAAAGCCACTGGTTAAAGTCTTTTTCCTTCTCCAAGGCTTTCCGGGCTTGGCGTACTCCATCTTTCCAGTTGATTGAGGAACCGTTTTTACACTCCACGGAGTAAGGGAAAAGTTTTCGTATTTCCCCCACCAGGCAAACGTCCGGGCCGGATTGCCCCATGCCTCTGGAGGACACGGCAGTATCCGGACCCCAGGGAACGCCGAATAGTCCGGCGACACGTTCGGCCACCCATTTTTGGAGCCACCGGGCCTTCTCTTTAGCACTGGAAATCTTGATTCGGGCCATTTTTATTATTCTCCATCCCAACGGGTTTTGGGTTTTCGTTCCGGCCGGAAGGCGTCCTGTATCTCTTCCCACAAACCAATCACGTCTTCCCGGAGTTGCATTTCCGTTCCTTGTTCCTCCACCCGTTGGATAGCGCGGGCTAAAGATTGTTCCCCGTTCCAGTACTTGTTTTCCCCGGTAGTCTGTTTATACCACTTTAGGTTGGCTTGAACATCGTCCACTCCGTAGTCGAATGTAATAATTACTGGGGCGGAACGGAAGGGCTTGTCCACAGAAGACTTTTCGACGGTGACGGTGGTTTCTACTCCTATGGGTTCTTTGATTACCTTTCCCCGGATTGTTTTTTCCGCGTATACTCGGGAACCCCGCGCCATTTCCAATCTAACAGAAAAGGCGTGTAGAACGGCTTTCCCCGCTCCCGCCGCTTGGGTTTTCTTACCAAATTGAACCCCCAGTTTTTCCCGGATTTGGTTACTACACACGATAAGATAATTTTTGGATTGGATAACCGCAGCGGCCTGGCGGAATTTCTCGGAAAACATGGCGGCCCTGCGCGCCCCGGTGTACCCGCCGTCCGCCGCTTCCCCGTTCAATTCGGCCTTGGTTAGTAAGTCGGCAATAGAATCAATAAAGGCGCCATGTATCGGGCCTTCCCCTTTCGGGTCCCATACTCGACAGATAAAGTCGAACGTCTCTTCAATGGAGGGCATGGTGGCCAGATTATCCGGCCCCAGTTCTGCCCCAAACAGCTTGAAAAATACTACGTTGGTACGGGCTTCAGTATCGTTGAGCCAGGTGTCCCCTCCCATACGTTGGACACTCCCTATTATTTCGGCAATCAATACCGATTTTCCAACCGCTTCCGGTCCAAATATCTCAACAATAATGCCCCCTCCCAGCCCGCCCCCTCGAACACGAGTCCCACTAATAGCCAGGTCCAAGAGGGTGGATCCAGTACTTACTACCTTATCCCAATTCCCCTCTTCCCGCCGTCCACGGGGTATTTCGGTTTTTCGGTTAGCGCGTGCCTTGACTTGTTCTTTTATGGGGGGAGAAGTCCGCTGCCTGATCACTTTTTGCCTCCAAGTACAACGCCGGTAGTAATTAGGGATTGGAGCGCGGCAGGAAATACCCGCCAACGTCCCCCCACTTTTATGCCCAGGCCCGGATAAGACTTGGAATCGTTCAACCAATTCCGTAAGGTCGAAATGGAAACTTGGGCACGTCGGGCGGCTTCCTTGGGGGTGATGTAAACAGACAGCGGATTAGTCATTGATGTTACTCCTTACCTACCTGGTGCGGGTCCGGCCGCTGGTTCGAGTCTGCTGTCCCGTCCCGGCCGACTGTTGAGTTGTCCCGGCCCCGCGTCCCCTGCCCCTGGGCGGTGCTTCTTGCTGTGGTGGCGGTCCACCGGGAGCGGCCCCGCGTCCCCTGCCCCTGGGGGGCGGTTCCTGGCCTGGCGGGGGTCCGGCTTGCTGTTGGGTATTCGCCGTCCGGTCCTTTTCATCGGCACAGTCCTGCCAAATATCGCACCGGGGGCATTCCCGAAGCGCATCGGTATCCACGCCGAATGTTCCCCCACCCGGACAGGAGAAATCCCCATCCGTTCGGGGCGGGGCTTCCTGTTGCGGCGGCGCACCGGGAGCGGCCCCGCGCCCACGACCTCTGGGGGGCGGTTCCTGTTGTCCGGGAGCGGCCTGACCCGGCCCCGCATCTTCCGGTCCAGGGTCCGGACCCCGCGTGCGGCTACGACCACCGGGGCTGGCGCCCTGTTGAGTTTCGGAAGGTCCGGCCCCCCGTCCGCGTCCCCGGCTTCGGGGCGGTTCCTGATTTGGGGGTGGGGTATCGCAAGAACCGGGTCCGCCGTCCGCGTCGAAAAAGAAGAGTTCATATACTTCATCGTACGTCGGAATGACGAGCATGGCGTCCAGGGGGTAGGTTTCATCAAGGATGGCTTCACCGAAGGCTGGGCGTTCCAGGAATTCGAAGTTTTTGTACTGGTCGAATTCAAAGTTTCCGCCCTTTTTCTGGTGTTCACAGTAGGCCCGGATTGTCCGGCCGTCATCCCAGTCTGCGAAGGTGATTTGCTCGGTTTCCTTGGTGTTGGCGGAAAGGAGTAAATCTTTTTCGAAGGTTGCGAAGGGGACTTCCCAGAGTTGAATCTTTTCATCCGGGTCATCCACGTCAATCATATTGTAGATACAACGGATACTGGTGTTGAGTGCGTCGATGAGTGCCTTTTCCGCGCCGGTTTCTCGGAGTCTGTCCCGTTCCTCGCAGATCGGGCAACGGGCACCGACCGTCTTCAGGCAAAGAACCCGGTCTTTGTTGGGGCCGATGTTTCGGTGAACGGCGATTTCCAACTTGTAGTCGATATCCCCCGGTTTGAGTTTCTGGGGGTGGTTTTCGGTGGCCACTTCGTAGGGGAGAAGGTCTAACTTGACCCAGGTATTCGTTTTTTCCTGCTTGTACCAAAAGACTTCCCCGAATTGCGAAGTGTCGATTATGGGTTTCCATGCGCTCCCCGGCCGCTTGGATTCCCGGTTGTCATACTCGGTGCGCTGGCGGTCTTTCAACCCCTGGCGCCGGTCACTCGGATTACCCATTTCTGTAAAAACTCCTTTCCTCTTGTTCTGTTTTGGATTTGAACCACGCTTTTCCGGCTATCCGACTGGTAGTATAAACTACGACCAGCCAGAGGCCCCAGGCTATTACCCAATACAAATAATCGCCCCACACTTTCATTTAAGCCGTCCTTGTTCGTTTACCGTCCTTGTTGAGTCCCGCCCGTTGTTGGTTAGTCCCCGCTTCCCGCTGACGGTCGCCGTATCGTTTCCCGGCCGGAATATCGCGGGGGAGCGGGGGGCCTACGTAGTATTGGTCATGCCAGAGTTGAACCAGGTTTCCCAATTGGTCCCGGCGTTGCTTAATACTTTCGAGTGCGGAACGAAACCAACCTACTGCTGACCGTGCTTCCAGGTACTCGTTGTAAAGCCGTTCCCGTTCGGTATTCCAATAGTCCTGGGCGGCGATATATTCTTTATGTGTCATTATCCAGGACTTTACCGCGTCCACGGTGGATTTTACCAAGCCTATCGTTTCCGGTTCCTTCGAACCCACGGCCTGGTTGTAAAGTTCCGCGTAGGTCCGTTCCAAGTCATCCTTAGTTTCCGTCTTGAGGATGGAAAGTTGCTCTTCCTTTTGGTGAAGAGTTACCTGGGCTTCTTCAAAAAGGAGCGAGTATTTCCGGTATAATCCGGGTTGTTGAAGGCAATCTTCTTCCAGGGTATAGGGATCAATCGCCAGTTCCTCAGAAAAATCCTTTTCTTCTACCATTTTCCTTCCGTCCTTCCTACCTAAATTATAGGCCCGTAGGTTAAATTTAACCGGGAGTTACGACATTGAAACAGGCCAGGGACAGTTCGGCCTTGGTTCCCGAGTAGAATGGCCGTTCCAGGAAGCAATCCAGAACCAAGGCCGCTCGGGCGTTGTCCCCTCCCAATAGGACGGCGGTGAAGTAACGCAAGACCTGTTGCCGAATCTGTTCCGGGGGGGCCTTGGCTTCCTTGATGATAGGAGCTATCTGCCCCCACTTTTTCGAATTCCGCAGGGCGTCGATGAGTGCCTTGACGTCCGGATCATCCACGAGGGCCTGGGGGATAGCCCGGAGTTGATCCTCAACAGTCGGAAGGTCTATCACCTGGTCCAGTATTTTCAAGGTGTCGCGGGGTATCCCTTCCCCGGCCGCCACGATTTCCTCCAGGACTTTTTTGTCCAGGGCCGCGTCTTCCGTTTTCAGGACCCAATCCAGTAGTTGTTGGACTTCCGACCGGTTGAGAGGGTTGACTTGAAAGATACTAAACCGGCTTTTGATGGTCGGAATAATCTTTTCCGGTTCGGTGGTACAGAAGATGAAGTACGCGAAGGTCGGGTACTGGTCTTCCGTGTCCCCCAACAAGGCATTTTGGAAATCCTTGGTAGTTTGGTGAGCTTCATCTATCAAGAACACCTTTGAGTCCCCGTATAAGGGCTTATACTTGGACATTTCCTTGAGTTGGCGGGCCACGGCAATTCCCCGGTCGGTTCCGCCGTCGATCATAACCAGGTCCGGGCTTTCCGGGTCGCATCCCAGAACACTCGCGGTTATCCGGGCCAGGGTGGTCTTCCCGCAGCCGTAGTGCCCGCAGAACATGTAGGCGTGGGGGCGGTCTTCCCGTTCGAGGCAAGAGCGTAGGGATTGAATAGTACCCCGATTGCCGATCATTTCCTCGAAATTGGTGGGGCGATAGGTTACTTGTAGAGGCATTAGATTAACTCCTTTTCCTGGGCCAGCCAGTTGGGTACTTCGATTTCCTTGGCTTCCTCGTCAATTTTGCAAAGGGACTTGGGGAAAAATAGGACTTCCCCGTCTATTTCCACGCACCAGGCCAACGGGGTATCCGAGTCCCGGACGTGCCGGTCAAAGGGGTAGTCTTCTGTCTCGTTGTTCCAATTGTACTTACCCATTTTCTTCTCCTTCTTGGGGTTTATCTATGGTTCCGACCGGACCTGTTACCCTATCTTTACTCCCGCAATTCCCGCACGTGGTTCGCTTCCCGGAAATATCCAACCGGAGTTGGCGACAGTTCCGACAATAATACTCGGTAGACCCCTCAGATACCCCCAACAACATCAAGTTTATTTCGTTCATGTCTTACTCCTTTTCAAAAGGGTATTTCATCCACCAATACCGGGCCGTTCGGATTATAAGTCCAATCCCGGTAATTTGTTTCTTGGAACACGATAATGGGGAAAGATTTCATAGGCTGTCCGTTTATACTCAGGCCTTCCCCTGCGTGTTGCCGCGACCAGGTTAGCCCAAAAAGATTTAATTCCGTACAGATACCTTCGGGGTTAAGAATAAACTCATTCATCGTAGGGGATAAAACAGAGGATACATGATAAAATTTATCTCCATCATACCGGTGGACGCGGGAAGGTATTTCATAGTTTCGGCCCCGTTCGAATAAACTCCAAATAACTCGCAAGGGAAGCACCAAAGCATAGTAGGTCCGCGTGGTAAGATCGTGAATAACGTCCCCGTTATACTTGGATTGAATCCCGTATATCCCGTGCCGGTAGATAACAAATGAAATTTCGTAACTGGGGAAGGCCCCTTGAAGTTTTAGATAGTGGTCTATTTGGTGATCACTAAGGAGTAAGTGGTGCCCGGACCTACAAGCCTTGGATTCCCGAAAGGTCTTTTGCTTCGTTTCTACTACATCAACCTGACAGCCGTCCGCGTCCCCTTCCAGGTCCGTTCTGTCCGCAGCGGATACCCGGCCCCCGAAAAGCGCAGCGGTTAGATACTCGTAAAATCGGCCCATAGTTCCGTGGTGAATCCGCTTTCCTAAGTCGAACAACTGGTCTTGTACTGGGAATTTTATGGACTTCCGTGCAGCAGGGAACCGCTCCTGGTGTAAATCCAGAATATCCTTTAGAGCATGGGAAAGCGGCCGGGACATTTATTTTTTATCCAACCAACCCAATTTTAAAGCCTTGTTGACTTCTTCCATTTCCCCCCAGTTTCCGCCGGGTCGGGAAACCTCTATTTCCACTTCAAGGGGAACACATATCCAATCCCAGTATTCCCGGATTTCCTTGGTCATGATTTGGGGGACGGTTTTAGTTATCCACTCTAATTCGGGTAAATACACCTTCATAATCATAGAATCGTGTATTTGTAGCATTATTTTGGAACGAAGTTTAGCCGCTCGCATCCGTCGGGCCACCTGAATATAACTCCACAGGAGAAGGTGGAAGGCCGTCCCTTGTATTGGAGTATTGTTGGCCTGATTCTTACTCAGCGGCCCCTGGCGCCGGAAGCCGGTAAGCATTTCCACGAACCCGTTTTTCAAATACCGGGCGTAGTTTTCTTCCTTCCAGGCCTGGTAGACCTTGAACCTTTCGTTCCAAAAACGGTCTTCCACCTGTCTTACGTGGTTCTCCCAGTCTTTGTAAGTCTTTATCCCTTGGGAGGACAAGTGTTCCCGCAGGTTAAATGTTTCGGTCTTGGCTTTGGAAACAACCTTGGTGACTTTATCGAATCGCTTTAGCGCGGGGGGAACCAACCCGTTCATAGCCGTCTGGATATAGGCTATCTTTTGGGCTTTATCCGCTCTGGCGATAAAGTCGTACAGGTCCGGGAATTTCTCCCGGCCATTAGTAGTATTCCACACGTCCAAAATATCTTGAGAGCATATGGATACGGTTTCCCATTTATACGTGGGTAAATTCGTGGAATAGGCTTCCACAAACTTCCATAGGTTAGGAGCTACCTGACCATAATAGGAACCATAAAACTCAGGAAAAACGTAATTGTTCTTTGCGGAATGACGAACCGGTTTCCAAGCCGTCTTGGGGTAGTCCTGAAAAAAAGGTAATTCGAGGAAAAACAATTCCATCGCAGTATCCCGGTGCATGTCGGTTGTTTTGTCCTCGATATATTTAATCATCGCCGGGTCGTGGTGGTAGCAAGCGGACCCACAAACTTCCACGCCGGAATAATCCACTTCAACGATTATCCAATCATCCCCAGGGGCGATAAAGCCGGAACGGACTATTCGGTTAGCCTCTTCATCCCGCTTGGGGACGTTTTGAAGGTTGGGATTATCCATACTGGGTCGAAGGCTTTCTGCTATGTGAAGATTTTGGTTCCCGTGAATAACCCCGTCTGTGGTTTCCCGGATAAGTCCTTCCAGGTAAGTTCCCCTTATTTTATCCAACTTCCGCAATTGAAGCACCAAGTCGATAGCGGGGGAGTAACCTTCCATCTGCGTCAGGGCTTCTTCATCCAGGGAAGGGTTGTTTTTCTTGGTTTTCTTTAGAATAGGAAGCCGCAGAAAGTCGTAACAAAACGATTTTAGGTCTATCGCGGAGTTGGGATTAAAGGTTTTTTTGTAGACGTTTTCCCAATTTACCACGTCCCGGTCGGCCTTAATTTTCTCTTGTATTCGACTTATCCGCCGTTCTAAGTGGGTATTTTGGGTCTGGAAATACTCTAAATCAGCGTTAAAGCCTTCCGATTCCGACAGGCTAAATTCCATCCAACCGTCGTGGAATAGTCGGTAAGAATCCATTAACCCTTGGGTTTCCATTTCCCGCATCTGTTCAAGGGCCAACCGGTAAGTCAGGAAGGCGTCCACCCCGTTGTATTTTAGAACCTTATTCAACGGTGCTTTTTTGATTTGATTGAAAGAGTTGGGGTCTGGTGCCTTTAGGAAATGACTTATTTCATCATCATACCCCAATATCCCATAGCGTAGGTAGGCTAAGAATTTTAGGCCGGTAGTCCCTTTCAGGGTCCGGAGTATATGAGAGGCAATCATCGAACACCATTTCCAACCCCGGATTTGGCGGCCGAATATAACCCGCGTCCATACGTCCTCGAATTTGGCGTTGTGGGCTATTTTCTCAATACGCGGATTTATCAGGAAGGAATACAATTCCGCCCGGAAACTTTCATCTTCAAATATCGGGAAGGCGGTGGCAGAATCACTGGAAGTGGCGATAGCTCCCGTATAGATAAAATGGCCGTCCCGGTAAGGTTTTAGTCCAGAACACTCCCAATCGAATGCCGCCAGGGAGCAATCGGCGTTCAAGCACTGGAGATAATTTTTTGCTTCTTCCGGCGTGGAAAGAACGTGAACCCCCGTTTCTGGCCGGTCGGAGTATGGAAAAGGCTTGTCCCAGGAAAAGGCCCTTTCCAAGTCTTCCCGGAATAGACGGTCAACCACCGGGTCACTACCTTGGAGGCGTAGGATATAGCTGGGGTGATTGGTAGGAAATACCCAAGCATTAACGTCCTGGTCAGGGATAGCCGCTCCTAACCACCGTCCCAGGGCTCCCAATTTGTCCGTCCGGTGACCCAGGAAAGATTCTAAAGCTACCCGGCCCAAAAGAATTATTTTATTCGGCCGGAGTTCCTTTATTGCTTTCAGAACCATAGGCCGGCACGCGGCTATTTCCCGCGTGGACGGGGTTCGGTTTCCTGGGGGGCGGCAGTTTACGGCGTTGATAAGCCAACAATCCCGGTCCAGGTTTACTCCGGGGGGTAGGAATTCCCGAAATTTGTTTCCCGCCTTCCCAATTAGCGGTAGGCCTTGACGCCGGATGTCCCCGTAAGCCGTCCGGCGATTGCGTAGGGTCTCATCTTCCGTCTGGTCTGGGGCTTCGGCTATACAAAGCACTCCCTTCTCCCCCCGGCCGGTGGGTTGCATACGGGGAGAATTACACCCCCCGTACAACCCGCAGTTATCACAGAGGGGATACCCTGGGGCAACCTCTATTCGTGCTGCTCGGTTGGCCCTGCGTGGGAGGGATTGCGTTTTTTGGTCCGGTGTTAGCTCGAAAAAACCCTTCATGCCGTTTTCGCCCTTCCGGACACCAGGTGACTAAAGTTGTCGGTCTGGAAAAGTATGAGGGTTCGGCCTTTCAAGTCCCCGAGTTGGAAGTTGTAGGCCATTTCCAAAAGGGCCTTTAA